TTCAAAGGAACATCTACAAAGTAAGGCAGGCGCAATGGTTGCTTGTTTAGAGTTTATAAAGCACGACATAAAAAGCGAAAGTAACTACGGACGCATCGCAAACGGAAAAAACAAACTATCAAAATGGTTGTGTCGATTGCATAATTGTACGCCTATTTATGTAAACGTCGCGTTTTGGATATTTATATTTTATATAATCCTATTCTAAGATGGCAACAATTGATTTAGTAGTAAATAGTAACGGAGTAACTGTTCTTAATCAAACAACTGCTGCCGCAGAAGGAACAGCTGAAGCGGTTAAGTCGTTAAACCAACAATACACCGCTTTAAAGAAACAGCAAGAACAATTTAAACCAAACACCAAAGAGTTTAAAGAATTAACCGACCAAATGGTTGAGTTAAAAAAGCAAATGAAAGAGTCTGCGGACGCTGTTGCTCAAAACACTCAACCTGCTGTTGAAGGACTTCGCGGAACATTTGCGACAATGAAAGAACAAGTAATGAACTTCAATTTCGAAGGTCTTACTGAATCATTAAAATCTTTTACTGCAAATTTAGGGCGTGTTAATGTTTCAAGCATTACGGGTTCGTTGAAAGCAATGCTAGCAGCAGGCGTTCAAGGATTCAAAACTTTAGGAAATGTCATTAAACAAAACCCAATTTTTCTTGTAGCGGGTTTGCTTATTGGTATAATATCTTACTGGAAAGAAATTAGTGATTTAGTTAGTGGTAAAAGCAAGATGCTAGAAAGTCTTAACAAACAGCTGGATACGCTTAAGTCACAAGAACAAACTTTAACGCGTCAACTAGCTTTACAAAGAGCGTTAGGAGCAGGAGGTGGGCAGATACTAAAGACTGAATTAGATATATTAAAAAACAAACAATATCAGGCTGAGGCCGCTATGAAGATAGCGATTCTTGAAGAGGATAAAGCAAAGTTTTTAGAAGCACAGCAGGCACAATTAACAGCCATTAACGATCTTGAGATAAGAAAGATTAAAGTATATCAAGATACTAAAGCTTTACTAGATAAGATTCGCGCAGGTAAGGATGATGAGTATAATAAACAACTGCTCCAAAATGAAGCTTTCAGCGTCTATAAAAATCAAACAGAACAAATAGCTTTACAACAGCACGACATTAACGCTCAGTCTACAGATTTAGCTCTGCAAATGCAAAGAGCTCAGCAAGCTGGCAATGCAGCTTTAGTAGAGAAATTAAGATTACAAAGAGAGGGTTTACTTAATCATGTTAAAGACCTTCAAAGCCAAAAGGATGAGATTTGGAACGCAGGAATGGCTGCTAAATCCGAGGTTAAAACTGAGAAAGAACTAGAAAGAATAGCAGCAAGTAAAGCTAAGCAAGCGGAACGAAAGAGCGCAGCAGATGCAGCAGCTAAGAAATTAGCAGATGACATTTTAGCTATTGAGAAGAGTATGTTAGATGTTACGAGATCTCTCATGCCTGATAAAGAAAGAGAGATTTTGTTATTGGAAGAGAGGCAAAAACAAGAGCTCGCTACATTTACAAAAGCTAAAAAGAACGAAACGGAAATAGCAGAATTAAAGAAATCTCATGCTACTGAGCTCAAAATCATTAATGATAAATACGCTAAAGCAGCGCAAGATATTTTAGATGAGCAAGCTCTTAAAGAAAAGGAAGCTGCAGCTGCAAGATTAGAAGAAAAGAAAAAAGAAATAGCTGATTTACAGGCTGTAATTGATGCAGCTGATAAGGGTAATATTGAATCTACAGCAACTCAGCAAGAGCGTGATTTAATAGCATCACAAGAATACTATCTTACTTTAAAAGAACAGGCTAAGGCAGCAGGATTAGATGCTACTGCATTGGTAGAAGAGCAGGCACGTAAAGAGAATGAGATAAAAGAGAAGTATAGAAAAGAAGATGAGGCTAATCGCATGGCTAACATTCAGGCAGGCTTTGAAATGGCTTCACTTGGCTTAGATGCTTTAATGGATTTAAACCAAGCAGCTGCTAAAGGAGATGAGGCAAGCCAGCGCAAAGCATTTGAGCGTAATAAATTAATGCAGAAAGCTCAGGCTACCATAGCTATGGCTTCGGGTATAGTTCAGCAGTTAGCTGTACCACAAGATCAGTTAACAGGAATGAACTTCGCAAAAGCAGCAGCAGTAGCAGCAGCAGGCATAGCTAACATAGTTAAGATTAATCAAACTCAATTTGGTGGAGGTGGCTCAGGTGGAGGTAATGGTAATTTAAACGAGCCAACGGGAGGAGGAGCTAATGCACCTGCTGTAGATTTTAGCGGAGCTAATATGCAAGTTAATGCACCAGGTAGCACTGAGACTTATGTACTTGCAGGCAACGTAGCTAATGCCTTAGAAGCTAGACAAAAGATAATTGACCAATCACATTTATAGAATTTTTCCACTAATAAAAAAGCAATGATATGAACGACAAATTGAAATTAATAGAGTACGGCTTAGGCGAAGAGGAGGATAACATGGGAGTGTATGCTGTAAGCTTAGTATCTGAGCCTGCTATAATGGTAGACTTTGTAGCACTGTCTAAAGCTAACTTGTTATTAGCAAGAGTAGAGGATGGAGAGAAGCGCATGCTATACGGCCCTGCCTTAATTCCTAATCAGCCTATAGTTAGATATGATGGTAATAACGAAAAGTATTTTATCACTTACTCTAAAGAGACTATAGAGCAAACGGCTCAGGAATTTCTTAAGCGTAACATGCATCACAATCACACGATTCAGCATGAGATGCCTGTAAATAATCTTACTGTTGTTGAATCTTGGGTAACTACAGGAGCGCACGATAAGAGCATGAACTATGGCTTTGAACTTCCTGAAGGTACCTGGATGATAGGGGTAAAAGTAGATGATGATAAGACTTGGCAAGCTGTAAAGAATGGCGAGGTTAAAGGCTTTTCAATAGAGGGATGGTTTGCTCCAATGAGTGAAACTGATGTAACTGAGAAGGACCTTGAGAAGCTATTAGCTGAATTAGCTGAGCAGCTTGAAATGAATTTGTAATTTTTTCCACTAATAAATATAACACGATGAACATGATTCAAGACATTCTAAACAAATTCACTCCGATGCTTAGTAAGCATGGGATAAAACTATCAGTAGAAGAGACTGCTGCACCGGAAGCTACTAAAGTAGTAATGGCTGTAGAAGGAGCTTTAGCTGATGGTACTATGATCTACTCAAGTGCTGATGCATTTGCCGAAGGAGTAGATGTATTCGTAATGGATGCAGACGGCAACCCTACACCTCTTGCTGATGGTGAGTATACTTTAGATAACGGTATGACTATCGTTGTTGCAGCAGGCGTAATTGAGTCAATGGCAGAAGCTATTACTGAAGAGCCAATAGCACCTGCAGATGCAGTAGCTCAAGAGGTAGCTGAAAGCTATTCTAAAGAGCAGGTAGAAGGTTTACTTAAAAATGTAATCTCTGAATTTGAAGCTAAGCTAAGCGCTGCAGAAGCTAAGATTACTGAGCTTAGTAAAGCACCAGCTACGACAACTGTAAAGCAGTCGCGCCAGGCTGCACCTCAAGCACCTTTAAACATTACAGCAATGAGTAACATCGAAGATAGAACTCGTGCTATAGTAGCAAGATACAAAAACAACTAAAAACAAAAACAAAAAAACAAAAACATGGCTGATAACTTGACCATCACCTCAACCTACGCTGGCGAATTAGCGCTACCGTACATTGCTGCAGCAGTTCTTTCAGGAGATACTATTGCAAATAACTACATTACCGTAAAGGAAAATGTAAAGTACAAAGCTGTACTTAAAATCTTGGCTTCAACAGGCTTAGTTAAAGCTGCTACTTGCGACTTTGACAACTCTACTTCTACCTTAGCTTTAACTGAGAAGGTATTAACGGTTACTGACCTTATGGTTAATATCCAACTTTGCAAAGCAGAATTTACAAAAGATTGGGAAGCTTCTCAAACTGGAAGAGGATTCATCAACGATGTTGTTCCTGCTAACTTCTCTGACTTTTTGATTTCTCACTTGGCTGCTAAAGTAGCACAAGAGATTGAATGTAACATCTGGAAAGGTAACTGGCCATCTTCAGGATTCACAGGATTCAACGGTTTACAATACTTAATCGATGCCGGTAAAGGTGGTACACCTGATGTAGATTTCGCTGCTTCTTTGGATGCTACTAACGTAATTGCTAAATTGCAGTTATGTACAGATGCATTGCCTGCTACATTGGTAGGTTCACCTGATTTGAAGATCTACGTTAACCGTAAGACTGCACAGTTATACCGCCAAGCTTTGGCTACTGCAGGTTACTTGATGACTTACCAAGGTACTGCTACATTCCCATTGACCTTCAACGGATATGATGTGTATGTTTGCCCAGGTATCTCTGATTCAGTAGTTATCTTAGCTACACCTGAGAACTTAGTGTTCGGAACTGATTTGAATTCAGATTTCAACGAGGTGAAAGTAGTAGATATGAGCTTCACTGATGCATCAGATAACGTGAGAATGGCTATGCGCTTCCGCGCTGGAGTTCAGTACGCTGTTTTAGGTGATATCGTTATCGGATTTGATAACTAAATAATACTCCTTTGAAAGAGTGGGTTAGCTAATAGCTGCCCATTCTTTGCAAAGAATATTTTAACTAACTAAAAAAAAATTACACTACCATGAGTTGTATAACTACCAGCGGCATCCTGATTGCGTGCAAGGAAGCAATCGGAGGGATAAAAGCCTTATACTTAGGAGATTACGCTACATTTGCAAACAGTGCTGTTATAAACGGAGGAACTAACTTAGTTACTGCTCTTGCTACAGGAAGCGTTTACGAATTCGAATTACCTAAGCACACAGGATCATTCACAGAAGAGGCTGCTATCAGCATCGAGAATGGCACTGTATATTACACACAAACAGTTGTAGCTATGTTCCACGGCATGACTGCTGCACGTTCATTTGAGCTGCAAAACATTTCTAAAGGTCGTAACGTATTATTCGTACAGGATAACAACGACAATATTTGGATGTGTGGCTATAAAGATGGAGTAGAGGTTACTGCCTTTACTACAGCTTCAGGAACAGCTAAGGGAGATATGAGTGGCTATACTATTACCTTCACAGGCGAAGAGAAAGATAAAGCATACTTGTTAGATCAGGATGCAGGAGATACTCCATTCCAAGACTTCGCTACAGTTACTGTAGTACCAGCTTCATTGTAAGTAAAATTGTGCTATATTTAAAGCATGATTTACTTACTAAAAAATACAGCAGCACAGCTCCTCTACCTTAGTCTAAAGGAAGGGGAGCTTTTGCTTGCTAATACCTACACGCATTACCTGCTTGAGTTAACTAACGAGCAGACACTTGAGAAGCTTTACGCTATCCCAACACAGATAGCTCAGAATGATAGGTATACTACCATTCAGATTGGCACCAATGCCAACACACCTTTAGCTGCGAGCCTACTAATTAACTACCCAGCAAGATTTAGCTACGTAGTTTACGGGCAGAATAGCAATACTAACTTAGATCCTTCAGATGCTGTTGTAGAAGGGGTAATACAGATTGGTTATTTAATAGTAGAAGATTTAACTACTCCCCGTTTTACAGAGCCTAACCTAACCATAGATTCAGATATAGCCTACAATGGATAAAATAAAACACGCGGCACCTATGTTAGTTAATCTTGGCGCAGCAATGCCTCAGGAAGCTAACGAGAAAGAGACTCCTAAAGGATGGGTAACATTAGGCGAGGCTAACTCATTTCCTAATTACTTAATAGATTTATACTACAGCTCACCGGTGCATTCAGCTTTGACCATGAGCATAGCTTTCATGATAGCAGGCAAAGAGATTAAGAGTAATAATCCTGCAGCACAAAGAGAGATAGATAGACTTAAACTAAATAGCATTAGACGGCCTGTAGCATTAGATGCTAAGATGCAGGGAGGGTATTACTTAGAGATTATTTGGAGCGTAGATAGAAATAGCATAGCTAAAATTAACGAGCTGCCTTATGAGAATTGCCGTTTGGCCGTTGCTAATGATGAAGATGTTATACCTGGCATTTATTATTCTAAAGATTGGAATGATATGCGCAAAAAGAAGAACATCCCTGTATTTATCCCGATGTATAACCCAACTTCAAAAGCAGATGAGCCTTCTCAAGTGCTATTTATTGGAGTGATGACACCTGGCAGCGCATACTATCCTAAGCCTGATTACTACAGTGCTATTAATTACATAGAAATTACAAGAGAGATAAGCGAATTTTATAGAGCTTTCTTAAGTAACGGCATGGCACCTTCTTACATGCTGCACTTTAACAATGGCATCCCTGATCCTGAAGAGCAGTTAGCTATTAGAAGGAATTGGGAGACTATGGTAGGTGCGAGAAAAGCGGGTAAGGTAGTATTTACTTTTAATGAATCATCAGATAGAGCACCTCGTTTAGACCTTGTGCCTATGACTGATGCGGATAAGCAATGGCAAGAGTTAAGCACTCAGTCAAGAGAGAATATCTTAGCAGCTCATAGAGTTACTTCACCTCTACTATTTGGTATTAGAGACTCAGGAGGATTAGGTAGCAATGCTGATGAGATGAAACAAGCTTATAGAATTTTTAATAAGAATATAATTGAGCCGTATCAAAAAATTATAACTGATAGCTTTGAAGAGATATTTAAGGGTATGGGGATTGTCGCTGATATTTATATTGAGTCTAATGATATTTTCGGGGAAGAAATCACTGCTCCAACTGTTGCACAATCTGCAACAACTCAATTATCTGAGGAAAAAAAAAAGATTAATTTAGAGCCACAAGAAAAGCCTCCAATCTTCACAGATGAGGATGAGAATTGGTGGTGCGAATTCTTAGAAGATAAGGGAGAGATAGTAGACGAAGAGGAGTGGGAGCTTATAGAAGCTGAGCCTGTTAACTTAGCATCAGTTAGAAGCTACTCTGATCCTGATAAGCCTTCTGAAATGGATAGTGGCTTGTACAAAGTTCGCTATGCCTATACAAAAAATTCAAGTTCAAAAACAAGAAGATTCTGCAGGCAGATGGTAAGCGCTGCACGTAATGGCTTTGTGTATAGATATGAAGATATTACTGCAATGGAAACAGATAGTAATGATCTTAATCCTAATATGGGCCATCAGGGCGCCACCTATTCGGTTTGGTTATTTAAGGGAGGGGTTAACTGCAAACATAACTGGGAGCGAAGAGTCTATTTTAGAAAGCGTGAGAAGGGCAGATTTATTTCAGATAATGGCTTAGAGTCATCTGATCCTATCTCAGTATCTAAAGCAATCAGAGCAGGTATGCCTTTAAAAGATATAGCTAAAGACTTTGCTCGCGCTAATACTCGCACTTTTGATTTACCCGACCAAGGCAGATACCCAGGAACAAATTAATACTATAAAACAATGGCAATAGCACCCGAAATATTATTCATTAACGAGGAATTCTTAAAAAAATACACTCAGCTAAATGAGGCTGTAGATACTAACTTAATTCGCCCTGCAATTTACTTGGCGCAGGATAAGTACATCACACTTTGGCTTGGCACTAATCTTACGAATAAGATTAAGAATGAGATAAGCGCAGGCACGTTAGCAGGAGTTTATGAGACTCTATTAAATGAATATATCGTAAAGCCAACAGCTTGGTGGACAATGGTAGAGCTTTATCCTATGCTCATGTATAAGCATGATAACGGTAACTTAGTTACTCGCCAATCTGAGAACACTACAGCCATTACTCAAGGTGAGCTATCAGCTCTAAGAGATATGGCACGTGAGAACGCTAACTACTATACTCAAAGATTAGTAGATTACCTTTGTGCCAATAACTCAGACTATCCTGAATACAGCAATAACACAAGCCCTAATATTACACCGATTCGTGTAGTAAACAGGCAGAGTCAAATATCTTTTAGCAGAAGTATGAATAATATGGAGAGTCCATGGAGCAGATTTAATGTGCGAGACTTTACTAACTAAGAATGAAATTAACAAAGGAGCAGCAAACTAGAAAAGACTATGAGCGAAAGCTTAAGGTCTATTTAACTAAACGAGATAAAGAATTAAGAAAGAATGAAAGCACCAACAATCGAAGAGCTTAAAGCTCAATTCACAGAGCTTGGCTATAAGTGGCCTGCATTTCACATAGTAGGAATACGTAGCAAAGCTAACGAGCCTAATAAATTTGATGATCTAATAGGTTTAGTAAATGGCAGCGAGCTTAAATGGTACACCGGTACCACTAACCCAGGTACATTTTGGCTTAATCATCCTATGAATAGCTTAGGCACAGCAATTCTAAAGTGTGGGCAATACATAGATACTTATGTTATCGGATTGCATCAGGGCAAATACACAGCATTAAAGCAAGCAAAGAAAGTTACAGTGTATAGAGATGCCGATAAAGATAACATAGCTGAGGAGCAAGGTAAAGAAGATACGGGATTGTTTGGCATTAACATTCATAGAGCTAATGAATCTACTGAATCTAAGAATATAGATAAGTGGAGTGCAGGCTGCCAAGTAATGAATAACCCTAGCCAATTTAAAGAGCTCATTCAGGCTTGTATAAAGAGTGGTAAGAAGTCATTTACATACACACTACTTAAAGAGTCATGAGTAATAATCAGCAGCAGATAGCAGAGGGAGTAACCGGTACAGTTAGCAGCATTTTGTTAAGCGTGCCAGCATGGATGTTAGATGTAGAATTTGCATTAAAGATATTTTGTTTATTGCTATCAGCTGTGGCATCTATCTTTACGATATACAAGATGCGTAAGAAGAGATGAAATGGTTAAAGAGCATATTCAGTAACGAAGGAGATGCAAGCTCTAAACGAGTAGCATCTATACTAGCTTTACTTGTATGCATTAACTTATCTTACATCGGCACGTTTACTGAGTATAAAACTCCTGAATACATGTATGATGGTTTGTTAATTTTAGCAGGAGGAGGATTAGGATTAACAGTAATTGAGTCTATCTTTGACAAAAAGAAATCAAATGACACATCAAACCAAGAATCAAATTAAGTTAGCTGTAGTATTCGGGATAACAGTATTTATCTGCATACTTATGCAGCTCATGTACATTAGAATTAAAGATAGCGAGAAGGCTATACAAGGCTATGAGAGAAGAGCTGATAGAGCTACGCATGTTATTGATAGCTTAGAAGCTACTAACGTGCAGCGTATGCAAGAGATTGCAGAACTCAATGTGCAACTAGAAAGAAATACAGAAAGATATGAAGCTAACATCAGCGCTATTGATTCTCTTGATAGGAACGGCCTTAAGCGTGCCATGCACAATCTACTCTCAAGCCTTACCGGTGAAAGATACCCTGGTCAGTCTAACGACTAAGGAAGTAAGAGCATTACTCAAGCTTAAAGCCGAGCGTGATTATCTGCTAGAGCAAAATCTCTTATTATCAAAAAGTGATAAAATTGCAAGTTCTGTCATTAAGGATCAGCAGAAAACTATAGATGCATGGGCCATCACTAACGAAAAGACTTCACAGGAATTACTAAAAGCACAGGAGCAGCTGAATAAAGAAGCTGCACGTAAAGAATCTTGGCGCAGTGCAGCGCTTATAGGTATTCCTATCTCATTTGTAGGAGGCATTATCTTCAATCTACTTTTCTAAACTAACAATTTATTGTTAATAACTTTGCTATAATTAGCAAGGTTTCTTTTGCATATCTAAAATTTAGTAGTACATTTGCTAAAATTAAATCAATAAGCAATATGAAAAAAGCACTACTCTTTATTGCGATGTTAATCGCAGGAATGTTAATCGCAGGCACATTCGATGCCCAAACAGCAGAACTAGAATCACAACCTAATCACTACAGCAAATGAGCCAAGAAATTGAATTATGCAAAACACCTCTTTTATCTGAAGAGCAGATGTTAACTATAATGAATGCTATAACTATAGCAACTATTCATTACAAAGATACGCAAGATGATTTTGAGCGCTACAATTTAAAGCTTCAGCAGCTTGAGAAAATTTATATTCATCTTGAAACTACACCTTGGAAAGAATTACCAACCCCTAACACCTTAAATAAATGAAAACACTTTTTGAAATTGTTGAGATAGCGAAGTACGATGGCACTCGCTACTACTTAAAAATTAATGGTAGCTATACCAAAGTATTTGACACGTATGACGAAGCCTTCGCTGAATACACGCTGGCTGTTAACTTCAGAGAGACACATACAGTCTTAGTAAGCAAGGAGGTAGAGCTATGAAATTCCATGTATTAGTAACACCTCTTGACGAGGTGCAAATCTCAATAGCTGAGCGCTTAGGAACTGCTAACCTATTCATAGCAGACACTTGGGAAGTAGCACAGCAAATGCTACCACTACTCATGAAGATTTACAAATTTGATTATACTCCAGTATGGATTAACGAATATAACGAGGGCGCATTGTATGAGTGGGAAAATGACGAGGTAGTTATAAGTATAAAGAAAGTTTAGTATATTAGCAACTTAATAAAATAATCAATATCATGAATAAACCAAACAACAATGTAACCGGTAAGGTTATCGTAAGTCGGTGGGATGCCGAAGCTTGCGGATGGAAGCTGTACACATCAGCTCACAGCTATTCACTAACTGATTTCTCAACAGCTAAAAAGCATGGGGAAGTATTTCCTGATGACGGCACTTTTCTCTATCAGTTTGAGAGCGAAGATGAAAACAACGTGCACGATTACTTTATGAGCGACCGCTATGTTATCTGATCGCGCCAACAGCAAATTCATTTGCGTGCAGAGCTCACTACCGGGAGAGGAGTTAGAGTTCAATCAGCAAGCCGAGAAGATAGTCTATGAGAGCTGGCGAAGTTACTTCCAAAATAACCCCCATGAACTACAGCAGAGAACCT